AGGGTTAAGTGGATAGAATCCAGCTCCGACCGGGATAATATGTCCGCGGCTGCGAGAAGCCTCTTATACAGGCTTCGCGCCGTTGTCGAGAACCGTACCCCGTCGATGTCAGTGGATATGACCCCACTTACAAACACATTCCTCGCATAACTTATGGACATGGTTATTCCCCCCTCTTGATCCGGTCCGCCACGTCGATAAGCCACTCCATAACCCAGCACAGGACGGACAGGACAATAATGGTGATCCACCAGACTACCTCAAAATAGAGCTCCTGAACCTTTGGTGGCATGAACGCCGCAACCACCATGAGCCCCACGATCCCCAGCAAGATATACCAGAACATCAGGGCGCCTCTAAATCAACAGGGACACGATCAGGAATATTGTGATCCCGACCAGTGCCGCATAGAGAGCCCATCGTACCCGCGCTTCCCGATCTTTTGTCGCCATATATCTCCTGTACTCCATCCATTCCCCGCGGAAGTATATATAGACATCCTTGGTCCTGGCATGGAGAAAGATCATGTTTTCCCTGGGGTTCTTTGGAAAATCCCGGTCTATCAGGGTATCAATGCTCTGTATCATCGCTCTGCCTCCGTTTCCGTTCAAAATAATCCTCCACCGCCGGGCGAACGGCGCGCCTGGTCCACAGGTATATACAGGGCGGATGTTTCAGCTTTCTCCGGACAACGGTCCTCTTCCTGCTGTTATGCCTCATAACCTGGACCCCAGCTGTCCGAAATTAGTGGGGCGCACCAAGACCTTTGTGCGCGGTTTAACATGCTTCACGTCCTCACGCACATTCCCGGTGAACTTCATCCCCGGAAATTTCACTTCCAGGAATAGGGTGTGACCACTTTTGCCCTTCCTGTTCTTGGTGAAGGTCAGGAAAACGCCGTCCAAATACTTCTGGATGTCGTTCTCCTCTTCTTCCGGCTTGCGCTCATTGAAAAGCTCCAGCTCCACATGGACCGCCTCCTCAGCCTTTCCCGATCCTTTGGCATTGTTTCCGAATTTTCCCTGGGACTGGGCGAGCTTGCTTTCCCGCCCCATCTGTGCGAGGAAAACATTGGCATAGCCGAGCTCTTTAGCCAGGTCCCCCAGTCTGCTATAGACAGATATGGCGCATTCATTCTCGTTACGGAAACCTGAAACGGCAGTGACATAATCCACCACAGCCACGCCGGGCTTGGTCCTCCGGATCAGGGATTCCACCTGTTTCAGGTCCATAGGTCCCTTGTAAATCTCCAGCAATCCACAAAGTCTGTTGTTGATCCTCTGAGCCACGCTATGATACTCTTCCGGATGAAGCATCTGGAATCCCAGGACCTCCGCCTCTGACTGGTTCAGTTCCATCTGGAGCAGCCGCATGGTGATTTCATAGTTATCCATGCCGGGGTCCAGTAACAGGTATACGACTTTCCGCTTGTGGGTCTGGATATAGTCCAGGACCCCATGAAGAGCAAGAGCTGTCTTCATGGAGCCCTGAGCTCCCACAATCCCTATTCCCTGACCTGGCAGTATTCCGCCCTGTATGACTTCATCTACTCTGGATATTCCCGTTCTGTACCTTGGTGGAACCTTTCCAAGGGAGGCAAGATATTCCAGGTAGCTATCAAGATGTTTCCAGGGATCGCCCACCGGGATCGCGAACCTCTTTTCCACGCCCTCCAGCCTCGATCTCTGGGTAATCAGGAAATCCTTAAAATCTGTTCCCGTGTCGAAGGCTCCCGCTTCGAGCTCCTTTGCAAGGGCTATGGTCTGGCGCCGCAGGGAAAGCTCCTTTACGATGTTCACATGATGGCGCCAGTTCGCAGTAGTGCTCACGGCATCCACCAGGGCGATGATCTCCAGCCGCAGCTTTTCATCCTTCGCCCTCTCCTGGATCGTCAAGTATTCGGGAGGCGTCCCCTTCTCATGAAGGCGCCGCAGTATCCTGAAGAGAACAGAATGGAAGTAAAAGTCCTGGTCCGACAGCATGTCGAAGGTCCCCTTGCAGTTGTGGTAATCCACGAGGACATTTCCCAGTACAGCCCTTTCCGCTTCCACGTCGTGAGGATAGACCTGCAGCTCATCTTCCATCACGATCCCTCCTCCAGTTCTTCGTCCCAGTCATAGAGATTCAGCCAGGCGGCAGGAGTCTTGATGTAGTCCCGGTTATACTCTTTCCCCTGGGATTCCTTCTCCGCCATTTCAGCCTCGATCTCCCTCTCATACTGGGTCAGCCTTTCTGTGATCCTGTACCAGCGCTGGACCTTTTTCTTCAAGGGCTCGGACGTGGCAAAATAGGTCTTTTCTTGGAACTTCGTCTTCACTGGCGCCCACTGCATAGACTTCTTTCTCCTGGGATAACAGCGCTTGAATTCCTCGAAGAGGTTCTGCCAGGAGAAATTCTCAGGATTGACCTTGAAGAGAAAGGACTTCCCGTATTCGTGAAGCTCAAGCTCGACCTCTTGAGAGTCGTGCGATTGGCAATCGCACATATCTCTCTTATTCTTATCTTCTCTTATCTTCTCTTTATCTTCTTCTTTATCTTCTCTTTCCGGACATTGACCGGAGCTTGTCCGGATAGTGTCCGGACATTGTCCGGAGTTTGTCTGGACATTGTCCGGATTTTTACTCACCTTCCGTTCCTTCTTTTTCGAGTATTCATCGCGCTTCTTGAGCATGGCAGGATAGTCGAATCTCAAGAGGACATCACCCTCGTCCTCGTAGACCTCGACAAAAATCTTTGCGTCCTTTTTCAATTTTTTGGGTAAATTCTGCAAAATTTCTGCAAAATCTCGGAACTTTTTCGGAGAAATTTGGAAGAAGTTCGACCAAACCTTCAGCGTATATGTTACAGAAGTGCTACAATCCGCCCCATCCATCGAGGCTCCGATCTTCTCCATTACCCCGACGAACATGCCGTATCCTGCCATTCCACACTTGGAAATGAGATATTGTGCTGTCTGTGAGTTAATGGCGTCGCAATCATGTTTGAACCATTGCATAGGATCACCCCTCAGTGTTACGCGTCTGATGGTCCTGGTAGATGTTCACTGCCGATTCAAGGCGGTCCAGGGCGTCCTGAAACGCCCCGGACTCTTCATCATGCCGATGCCTTGCTACCTCGATCCCCGCCCTGAATATGGCGTCGCGTATTAACATATCGTCCAGTTCGGCATTACTTATTTTTGACATTGAGCTCGATCCCCTTCTCCTTGCAGTCATTAGTGAGGTTGTCAATGATGTCGTGAGCCTGGGACTTGGTCAGGTCTTTGGAGCTCTCGATGTCGGTCCCGGTCAGGAAGAAATAGGTGTCCAGAAGATCGCTGTCCGACAGGTCCAGCTTGTCCGCCAGGACATGAATGTATTTCTGCTGCGCCTGGGTGGACATGGGACCCTTCTTTTCCTCCTCTTCTCCGGTTCCAGAGAAGTATTCCTCTGCCTCTTTTTGGGAAGGCATTTCGAGCTCGTTCCATGTCGCGTCCTCTTCTCCCCTGTTAAGTCCGTCCACATGGGTCTTCAGGAGTTTCAGGTCCTCCTGTTCCCATTCTTTCTGCGGCTTGTTCCCTATCTGAGATACGATCTCCTTCTTGGCCTTTACCTCATCGCCTTCGAAGTAGTCCACATACTTCTTCCAGATGGCGTTGAGGACTTCAGCCCGCTTCGATTTGTGGGCGGTACCACTTTGGGACGTTTTCTGCCCGCTTGGTGCGTTTTTCTGTCCACTTTGGGCTTTTTTGTTCCCGTTTTCTGTCTTTTCCCTGTTGTTTTCAGAGTATCCGTTGTCCTTTTCCGGATCGTCGCCGGTCGGTATGAGCAGGGACTTCAGGAGCGCATATTTGGTGGCTCCGGTGATAGCCTTGTAGATGCCTTTGTCGCCGGGATCGGTTCCCTGCCCGACGCCCCGGACCACGAAGTAATCCCCGGTATCCGGGTCCGCAAAGGTATAGACCATCTTCACGGTAAAAAGGTACATGGTATTGCCCGCCCTGGTGGTATATGCCTCTTCCCTTTCCACGCCCTCGCATGAAGAGAAGAAAGCTAAACCCTGATGGACAAAGGCAGCTTGCACTCGCCCCATGATCTCCTCGTCGGAAGCGAAGGAGTATCCCTGCTCCCTGTTCTTTCCAGTTTTGGGAACATAGCCGACCTCTTCCATTACCTTGACCATCTTGGAAAAAAGTGATCCCCTGTTTTCTTCAGCCATGATCCACCCCTCCTTATTTCCCGTCGATCTTCCTGGACAGGTGGTAGAACTTGGTCAGGGCGATGAAGGCACGATAAGCGGTCTTCAGGTCCGACAGCTCGAATATCTTGTCTTCAAACCCCTCGTTCTCATCCCTGCCTATGCGGAGAATCCTGGTCCCCTGGACGAGCTGCTGATTCTCCGTCAGGAGCCCGGCGTATCCCGCAAGCTGGTAGATCATTTCCGTGTAGATAGCCTTACCCGTCTTGAAGTCGATGAGCCAGTATTTCCCGTCGTCCATCTTGGCATAGCAGTCCAGCGTTCCGCCGTAGCGACAACGATCCGATACGAGCTGCTTTTCCAGGAATACCGGTTCGATCTTGTGGGAGTCCTCCCATTCAAAGAAGGAAAGAAGTGCGTTCTCAGCCAGGTCTATGATATTCTTACTGTACTGGGTTAGGTCTACCTTCGGTCCGCCAAGGTGCTCCACCACCATGGCGTGTGCCAGGGTCCCGACGTCGGCGGCGGCGTCCCGATAGGTTTTGTAGTCAATGCCGTCCATGCCGAGCTTCCAGGCCCAGTGTATCAGGGCGGGCTTATTGAGCTGCCCTGTTATCGTTGTTACTCCAGGGACCCGCTCTCCGGAGCTGGTGTAATATCTCTGGTGCGCCTTCGACATGCTCCGGAGCTTGTCGGTCTTCTTCCCCTTAGCCGCGGTCTTGCTCTTCGTTGTTGCCCTTGCCATTTTTACCCCTCCTCGCTTATCTCGTAGGCTTCTACTGGTTCTGTTTCCTTCACGCCGTCCTCGGTAACAATTAGCATCTTGTCGGGCAGGATTATCACAGTGGGGTTCCTGAGTCCCACATTCACAAGGATCAGCTCTTCAAGCTCCTGCTCGACCCCCGTATTCAGGAGAAAATGACCATTCTTGTCCGCATCAACCTCCAGGATTTCGCCGGTGTAATATACATGTCCCTGTCCAAGCTTCAGCTTCTCCCTTATGGGGAAAGCCATAAAATTTGACGCCTTTTCCGCATCCTCTTTGGTGTCGAACACGCACACATCCATATTGATAACGAACCTATCGTCATGAAGCTCCAGTATCGGCATGTAGTTCTTCATCTTGAATTCTCCTTAATCCAGAAGATCATCCATGTAGGGCGGCACTTGCCCGCCGCTGCTTATACCCGCCATCATCTGACGATGGACCCGCCGCTTTTCCGCCTGTTCCAGTTCATATATGTTCTCGATCTGCTCAAGCTCCTCCTCATAGGTCATGGTTGATCTCCTCTCGCGTAAATATCGTGTCCCCCATGGTCCATACCCATTTTCTTCAGGGACTTCTTCCTGTAGAACTGGACCTTCTTGGCTGCTGCCTTGCCCTTGATCCATGTCAAAGGAAAGACCCGACTGCCCCGCGCCTTGTAGTACCGGTAATTCCAGCGACGCATATCCGTTTCCGTGAATGACCTGGTATTTCTGACGTGTTTGATAATGTTGCCGCGCTCGTCAATGAGGTAGAACTCTCCCAGTTCGACTTGCGGCTCCTCGCCAAATATCTCTTCAAATGCCTCTTCTATCACCTGCCGCTGTTTCTTCGACAGCCTTCTTTTCCTCGTCGGTGCCTTGACCTTTGTCATTTTCTCCCTCCCTATCCTGCCCTAAGACTTCTCATTAACAGGGGAAGGTCCCCCTGCTTCAGGATGTCCCTGGGATTAATCTCGATCCGCCCGTAGGTGATCGTTCTGGCTATCCCCCAGCCTTCGTTCAGCTCCATTTCACACAGCAGCCGCTCCTTCATAGCCCAGCCTCCTCCAGTAATTCAGAGGGCTTGGTATCAAGCGCTTCAGCGAGCTTGACCAGGGTAGGAAGGCTGAAAAGAACCCTTCCCTTCTCGATGTCGCAGAGGAAACTTGGAGAAATAGATACAGCCAGGGCGAACTCTTTTGCCCGGCGGAATCCCTTCTCCATCCGCTTCCTGCGTATGGTGCTACCAAAGGTCTGATGTAGTGTGAGCCCTTCCATTAGAACACCTCCTGTCCTTCTTATGGGAAAAACAACGTTCGTCACTATCGTATGTTATCACAGATTTAGAAACGTTGCAACCGTAGGATACGCTATCCACCGTTTGACTAAAACGTATATCGGGTATATATTCGCCATAAGAGTATCAAGGGGACTGCTATAGGAGAGGAGTAATGCAGTGATGCTACGCAAGGGTGTTATGGCGCTGGAGCCGCGAGTCCGGCATTCAGCGTCCAAAGGGTTTCGGGTCGCGTGGAGCATATCTCGGCGCGCCCATCTACTTCCGTCCGCTATAGGGAGGCTAAAGGGTGAACTATGGTTATCAGTGAGAGCATTGGTCTTCGGATCAAGCAATTACGCCAGGCGAAAGGTCTTAATGGTCGGGAACTCGCCGCCGCGTCGAACATTAGCGCCAGCTTTCTGAGCGACATCGAGCGGGGGAGAACGCAGCCATCCCTCGCGACGATAGAAAGCCTGGCAAAGGGGCTGGGTATCACAGTAGCCCAGATTTTTGAGGATAGTTTGCAGCATACTGAGGGCGAGTTGGAATCGTTCGTTCAGAAGTATCGGGAGAATCCAAGGTGGAGGACGAAAATGAGCTTAATGGACCTTGACACTCTTCTCCGGAGGCTTGCCAAAGCAGACCCCGATCTTATTTTGGATTTACACAGTGCGGTGCAAAGAGGGTTATCAGAGAATGAAGCAAAAACCATGGCGTGTGTCATGAGAGGTCTTTTTGAGGGGTTGAAGGAACACCAGGACCAGGACCCCTATACATCTGAGAATATCTGTAGCTTCGACGGTCAATAATCTTACAGCGGTGGACGGAGGAGGGCATTGGCTGAAAAGAGAAAGGCTCTGATCTACGCAAGAGTATCCACGCTGCGCCAGGAAAGGAAGGACCTTTCCATTCCTGGACAGATCAAAAGGTGCAGGGAAAAACTGGAAGAGCTCGGCTATACGCCTGTGCGCGTATTTGAGGAAGCCAAGACAGCTTCAGAGAGTGCGGATAGACGCCCAGCCTTCCAGGAAGCCATAACCATGTGCCTGGATAAGACCCAGGGGATAGAAGCCTTCTGTGTTCTGGATAGCTCCAGATTCGCCCGTCACCGGGTGGATTCCGTAGTTTATAAACACGAGCTGCGGCAGCGCGGCGTAAAGATCGTTTACACCATGCGCGACGTCGATGAGAACGACATTGGAGATATGATGTCAGAGGGCATGGAAGAGATATTTAACGCCGTTTCCGCCATCCTGAGCGGCAGAAAAGCCAAGATGGGAATGCTCGACAAGGCGGAGAAGAACGGGCTCTATCCCGGCGGCGCTCCACCTATAGGTTATCGGTGGAAGTCTGCTCCCCAGGGAAAAGTCTTTGATCCTGACCCGAAGTGGGCTCCCCTCATCCGCAGAATTTTTGGCTTGGTATTAGAGGGCAAGGGAGTCATAGAGATAGCCAAGATTCTGAGGGATGAGGGGATAACCACGCCAAAGGGGAAGCCCTGGAGAACCACTTCGTTGGCAAGGCTACTCCACAACGTAAAGTATAAAGGGGACTGGAGCTATCTCCATGTCTACAAGAAGGGCGCCCATACCCCGATCGTGGACCCCGATACCTTCGGCCAGGTCCAGAAGATCATGGAAGCGAGGGCTCCTAACAAGAAGGGCGACAGAACACCTGCGAACCCAAAACTTTACTTTTCCGGGGTCCTTTATTGTGGAGAATGTCATTCCAGGATGGACAGTGACACAGGGAAAAGCAAAAACGGTAGGCTATATTTCTATTATGTCTGTTCGGGGCGCCGAAAGATCACGAATGAATGTCCAGGGCTTCGGATACCCGCCAGGGAATTCGATACCAGTGTCAGGGAGTGGTTCATCCGGCATTTAATTTCAGAGAATAACGTGTTGCGCTGCATCGAAGCTCTCCGGGAAATGATCCAGGAACACAATGAGGGCTTGGAATATAAGGATAAGAGCTTTCAGAGCCAGATTTCCGAAATCGACGCCAGGATAGAGAGGCTTTATACCATCCTGGAAACGTCGGACGAATTCGATCTTTCCGACCTGGCTCCCAGGATCAAGGGTCTTGAAAGGGCAAAAAAAGAGCTCCGGGAAGAACGGGCTCTCGTTCAGCCTCTTTCTCTTCCCGAAGCAGATGAACGCCTGATTTCCACTATTTCAGGGGAACTTTACGACCTGGTCTTAAATATGACCCCCGAAGAATTCAGTCGTTGCCTGAAGAAAATGGGAGTCAAGATTTTTGCCTATAAATCCCGGAAGCTCCGGATAACCGTGTCCCCATCTAACTTTGTAGCCGAAGTGTTCGCAGCAGATGACAGATGGCGTGCCGCCTGTGTAAGTGGGGCGAACACCCAAAGGATAACTATTCTACAGCGTGGAGCCCTTTATGAAGACTGATAGTTGTCAAGTTTTTGAGGATCATTTGAGTGTCAGAAAGTACCTATTCTCGGAGATAAGTGTAGGTAAATTTAACCATTATCCAAAATTATCATGAGAATATTGAACTTGAGGTCATATAACTCACCTTATGGTATAATTGCATTGCATGTTAATGAACCACCTTTCTGAATGAGCCCAGTGCTGCAGCACCGGGCTCATTCGCTTTATATTGTGGTAGAATACAGCAGTAATGAACTCTCTCAATCCCGTTCCGCCAGGACGGGGTGCAAAAAGGCGGGCTTTCTCAGCCCGCCTCTTTGTTTTGCATTTCCCTGATTTTCTTCTCGATCTCCCTCTGGCAATCCTCGCACAGGTTCCATGTCTTGTGCCGCAGGAAAGTCATTGGCAGCTCGATCCAACAATCCGAATCTTCCCTGTACTCCTCCACGCTTTGAGGGTCCTCAGCGATAACCTCTCCGCATATATCACAAGTGATATAGTGCATAAAGGTCCCCGGCTTTACTATCCCTTCAGAAGTGCCAGGATAAGAACTATGGCTACGACTGCGATGAAAATGCCGAGCTTGGGGTTTTTCTTAAAAAGCTCCGGACAACCGAGGGCATTCTTGAAAAACTTCTTGATCTTATCCATTACTTTTTCACCTCCTGGTTGGCTCCATACTTGACAACCAACTTATTGAACCTTTCTTCCACGTTTTCACCTTTTTCCGCAGCCTGAATGACCAGGCTTTCCACTACCTGTTTGGGCGGAGAAATAAGCGTCCCGTCTTTTCCGAACCAAGCGTTCCCGTCTATCACCTTCTTGCCGAACAGACCGGAGATTATAATACAGACCACGGTCAGGTAAGAGGCAGGGAGCCATACCGGTGAAACAGGGACAAAGTCCACCATTACCCGCGGACCAAAATAGTTCAGTACCGGCATGATCCAGCAGTTGAATACTACGGAGATTGGCACGACCCACAGGAAAGCCGGGATAGCGCCAGAAACGAAAATCGACTTATGATTCAACATAGCCTTAACAGCTTCCAGCCTTGCCTGAGTCACTTTTTCCAGCTCGATCTCTGCGTTCTTGGTTATCTTCAGAGCCTCGACCTCGATCTCCTTCTCCTTGATGGGGTCGCCGACCTTCGCCTTGACTATGTCCAGGACCCCGCCTACGGCAGCGGTTATGACCTCTGTCCCTAACATTATGTTTCTACCCCCTTCGTATACTTCTTAATAAACAGCGCGAAACCAAGCCCCAGCACTCCTGTTATTCCGCCCACAGCCAGGTAATTCTTCCAGGCGCCTTCTATCTCCGATATTTCTCGTCTTAAACAGTTTAGCTCCCGGCTGTGTTCCTTCTGCTCCAGGGCGACGTTCTGGTAAGCTTTATCCCTTTCTTCCAACTTGACACGGATACCCTGGAGCTCCACTCTGAGGTCTGTCAGCTCCGCCTTGATGGACGTGAGGATAGCAGCGATCTCCTCCACAGCGTTCTCTTCGTTTATCACCTGGGAGAAACATGGCATTGCCATAAACACGATCATCAATATGACCAGAAACAAGATGAGCAATCTCTTCATGCGCTACACCTCCCACAGACCAGCTTTTTCTCCGAGCCTCAATATCCTGTGATGAAGCCAGCCAAGAAGGAATTTCCTGTTCTGTTTTCGTGTTACGCTGATTCTCACAAAGAAATTCGATCTCTCCAATAGATAGAGGCGTCCCAGGATTTCCAGGTCAGGAATCTGCTCTGTCCTTGTACTTGATATATATGCAATAGCTCCAAGGGTTTCCGGTCCGATCCCTCCGTCTATGGCTATCTGTTTTTCCCTTGGGAGCATAGAGTTAATGGCTTTCTGTAGCGTCCTGGCTGCGGCTCCCGGACCACTGTTCACTGCCATATCAAAGACCAGCATATCCAGCGGTTCCGGCAGTTCATGACAATGAGCCACCAGCCAATACATCTGGAAATAGATTTCCTTGATCTCCTCGTCGTTTAACATGGACGGGCAGGTCTTATTGGTTATTCCCAGTTCCCTTGCCCTGGAAAGGCATCCGGAAGTGATCCCCTTGAACGTGACCGAAAATCCCCTGTTCCCGGAATCGTCGGGGTCTGAATTCAGTCCGCCCTCGAACTCCAGGGTAACGAACAGGCATTCCTCGAACCTCTCCAGCGTTTCTCCCTGGACGGCTGCTCCGTAGAAATTAAGGATTATCAACAGGACAAGGAGCGTCTTTTTTAATAGGATCATCGCCACCACTCCAATAAAAAAGGGCGTCACCTTTCGGTGAACACCCTTTTAATGAAACGTAACGGTAAACTCTACTTACGCTTCATGTGCTTGTAATAGCTGTCCAGCTGAGCCCTGGCTATCTTGACCGCCTGGAGATAGAACTTGTCCATCCTTTCGCGTTTCTGCTCCGAGGACATGTTCGGATGCTCCCGGATCGCGTTGTTGCTCTTCCACAGTAGGGAAAGGGTCTGCCGGGTTTTCTGGAACTGCCTATGCAAGCCCTCGTATTGATATACCTTCCCCTGCGCCTTGGCGCCGTTGTGTCCCTCTTCCAGCTCCTTCAGGTGATCGTAGAACCGATCCACACTCTCCGAACCCCTGTATGGCGTGGATGTGAAGGAATTTATGAAGGGCAATTCGTGAGCATATCTCTTGGGCGCATTATCCTCGTCGCCCTTGACCCATTTGGTTATGGCTTCCGCAGTGGAAAGGACCGCCTGTCCCAGCTGTCCCGTGTATCCTCGATAGACATGGTCTATCTCGTAGGGGGAAAGGGGGATCACCTTGGAAAGCGCCTTAGCTGTGTCGGAAGTGTAGGGTCCGTACTGTAGTTCCTTCGGCATTCCCTCCATGCTCTTTGGAACGATGGGTCTTTCCATGTACCCGATCCAGTTCTGAGCTACCTCCCACCAAGGCTGTATGGCTCCGGGGATCACTTCTGGCAACAGGCTCTCCCGGAGCGCCTTGCCGAATCCTCTGAACGCCTCCGGGTCCTTGCCATAGGCGTAGTCCAGAGCTCTCTCTATGACGGCTCCGAAGAGAATCTTGGTTTCAAAGGGTCCAGGTATTCTATACCACTTGTCCCCCACCTTGAAATTCCAATAGTTATCTCTCTTCCTTCTGCTCATTTCCTGGTACTCCGGATCGTCCTTGTACTTCCACCACAGGGCAACGGTAGGAACCACCACCAGGAGCCATAGTCGGGACAGGGTCCTCACGGGATGATCCTTCAGGACCTTTGCCATGATTCTTATTCCCTGAAGCGCCGGGCTGAAGAAGGGAATTACCTGGTTTGCCTTCCTCGCCTGGCGTCCCTGACACTGGAAGTCGATATTGACCTCTCGTGCCTTGACCACTGCTCTTTTTGGGGATACCCCCTGTTGTCTAAGGTACATGTATTCCGCGATCTTCGGGGCGATCTCACCCTTGGAATTAAACTCCCCTAATATCTGGAGCCATTTCATCGGGTTTAGATCGTGCTGCATTTCATCCTTCCATCCCTGGTGGAACATTTCATTGACACCTTTTGTCAGGTCCTTCAGTTCCTCGGATATTCCGGAATAGAGGACCCCCTGTTCTATTGCCTCGATAAAGATGGGATCGTCAGAGAGTATCTTCATGAGCCCTACAACGTGATGCTGGAATAAAAGTTTATTTTTTGCGTCCGTGTTCCGCGCCACATCGAAGGGGTCCCTGATAAGGTTTTTCGCAGCGAAAGCGGGATTATATCTGGTAAAGGATTTCCTCATCAGGTTAGAGATTTTCTGCATACCCTTCCATAACATGTTATTGAAAGCAGTATCTCCCGCCATTTCCGTGACCGCCCGGTAGATCAGCGGGTCCGTAGCGACGAACTTTCTCTCGCCTCCGTGCCACACTGAAAAAACGCAGTCCGCAGGGGACGCCGGTCCTCCGACGATCTCGGCTACCTCGCCCATTTTCGGCAACCTGGCTATGTTCAGGAAGACCTTACCCACATCGTTACGGGCTTTCAGGTTATATGCCTGGATCACGGACTTGACCATCATTTCCAGGGGATAGAAGAAGGGCTTTACAGCTGCGGGGTCCCCCGCGCCCTTTCTCGCCTTCAGATTGCGAGGTTCAGGAATGTTGACGAAACTCTTCCCCCTTCCACGAAGGACTTTAGCCACAGCCTCTTCATCGTTGAGGTCCCTGAAGACCGGGGTATAGTGAGGCCATTTCCCTCTCATCTTCCCGGTATCGGGATCAATGGTCCTGTCGCTCCAGTATTCGAGCTGCACCCTGGGGAGCATGTCCGGGACAAGGGTTTTTAACATCACTCCCTTATACCAGTCATATATCTTTTCCGCCAGGTCTGCGTACTGCTGAGGAGCCTGGTCGATAATTTCCTGAGCCTCTTGTTTGGTGATCCCCATTCCCGGCTCCAGCCCGTTCTCCCAGTAATCCATTGCCGTCTGAGCGGAAAGGAATGCCTGGAAATCCGAGGCTTCTTCCTCCGGAATGTTTTTCAGTATAGACTCAAGCCCTTCTATCTGACGCTCCACATCTTTTGGCACTCCCACCGAAGCCCTGGCGGTGTTGTATGGAGAGAGCTCGTCCGGCAGAGTTTTCGGATCAATGTTCTTGATTCTGCTGACGGTCCTGTCCACCTGCAAGAGAGGATATTTGTCGTCCATCCAGTCTGTCCAGGTATCTACCCACAGGATGTTAGCCCTGTCCTTCATGGTCAGGTTCGGGTGAGAAACCTTGGAAGAGTGGACCATACTGCCCTTGAGCCTCTGTAGCGGGTCCTGCTTGTACCATCTTCTGACCAGCTCCACGAACTGATCCACGTCGGACTTGACCTCCGGATTAGCCTTCAGCGCCCGCATGAAATTCTCATAGTACATGGGGAATTCAGTCTTAGCCTGGTCCGGATTGACAGAATAGAACTGGAAGAACTGAGCCACGCCCTCCATGATGATCTGCTCCGAAGAATAACCAAGGGCGGACGTGTCGAGTCCGTGTCTTATGAGCTCCGTAGCCATGGTCGCATTGATGGGATCATGGAGTCCCAGCTTGAAGTCAAGGAAGTGTCCGAGCTCGTGCATAGCCACAGTTATATCGTTATTGAACCGGGTCCTGATAATATCAGTGCCGGGATTATACCATCCCAGCACACTCTTCATTCCCCTGCCGAGCCGCTTCTCCCTCCATGGAGTGAAGAGCTCGTTGAACTTTTCCTTGATCTCCTTAATATGAATAGGCGCGACCTTCTCTCCTGCAGCCGCCACCGGTCTGTCCGGCTCCATGTATCTGAGCGGGTTCCCGGACGCCTTCATTGCCACCGGACCTATTTCTTCTGTTCCCGCGCCTTTCTTGCCCTGGTCGCCGCGTAGAGCTTGTTTATCACGCTGCGCCGGGGCTCTCTCCTCGAAGAGTCCACCTTGTCCGCCTTTTTCACCTTCACTCACCATCTTTCGCGCGACCTCGAAAACCTCTTCCGGGGTCGGCTCCTCGGTATCGAATATCTTTTGAGTCCTGGGGTCGCCTCGCCCCTCCACAATATAGGCGAATTCATCGTAGAGTCTGGCTATCTTTTTGGCACTTCTCTTGTTCTCGTCGAAGAACATGAGAATCTTCTTCTCCAACCGGGACAGTTCATCGTCGAAGAGGCTCCCCTGATTGATGTAGTCTATGACCTTGGTCCCCTCGGTGCGTAGATTAGAAAGCACATTGACCGCCCGTACTGTTTCTTGGGCTATGGAAATATCATAAGCCTGTCCTTGCTCTATCTGGCTCTGCAGCATAGCCATCCTTGGAGCCGCCTGGACCAGTCCGTTGATGATGTTCTTGGTGTTATCGTCAGCCATTTCGCTCATCCGGACCAGCGCCGAAGGATCACCGAAAGCCTTGAAGAATAGGGCGTTTCTGATCCTCTGGATACCCTCCTGGGAAACCTTCCCATCAGGAGCCATAAAGCGTCCCAGCTCATTATCCGATACCAGTTCACTGAACTGTTGGATAAAGGTGCTGTTCCCACTAAGTATATCGCCGTTGGCATTGACATTGAAGGTCTTGAGCATGTCCATAGTTACGCGTTTCGCATCGAGCTGCGCCTGTTCCGTGGCGCTCATAGTGGAAATCGGCGACTCGTTGGCTGCCTGGGCGAACTTAACCCTGTCAATATCGCTGGTCCTCTTTCTGACCAAGATGGGCTTTTTGTACTTCCCTATCTCTCCAGTTCCTATGCCAAAACTGCCGGCATTCTCCTTGAGCCAGGCGGAATACTTGGATATAGCTCCCGTCACATGTCGGTCATACATGGCTTGAATAGCCAGGGTGCGCCCATTCCCGGACTCCACTACAAGATCGGGTCCTACTATGGGAGCTCCCTCTGTAGCCATGAGGGAAGGACCCAGTCTTTCAGGATCGAGCTTGGAAAGAATCCTCTCCACCTGGACCTGTGAAGCGCCCCTGTTCCGCTCCCTCGGCTGCAGCTCCTTCGGATATTCCGGGTTCGGCTCGAAGTTGAGCTTATGGGAAACCACCAGGTCGTCGGCATCAAGAAGTATATACTGTGTATCTACATTCTGTCCCGACTGGGTTTTGACCTTGACGCTTGTCCCGGCGCTGGAAACCACGTCCTTTTTGGGTGCCGGTGCGGGTCCGCCCGTATTCATGGATGTGAGCCATTCTTTCGATAACTCCCCTGATTCAAGCTGTTCCAGGACCTCTACTGCCCTGTTCGGTGCTTCGGCAAGGCTGTTATTGTTGATCGGAGCGTCCCAGTTCGGGTTCATCCTGACCCCGTCAATAACAAACTCAAGCCCATATCTGTCCGGATGTGTTTCATTACTTATGATCTTCACGGATACGCCGTCAATATCGCCCTGCATGGCGCCCGTCATGGAAAGATCACGCCTCGCCTTCCTGATGGACTCGGTCTTTTTACTCTTCGGGCGTATTTCCTCTATGGCAGGGGTCGCCGTGGGCGATTTCTTCGCCAAATCGCCGGTAGATTTCGACGGAGCGTTCCTAACCCCCGCCGGGAATACATTTATACCCTCTTCGGGGGGCGATACCCCTCTCCGTGGCTCTATCGAGGACTTTCCCTTTCCGTGGCGCTGTAGATAATCCATCTGGAGCCTTAATTCCTTATAAAGCTCCTCATGATCCACGCCCTTCATCGGGAAAACGGGACCTATGTCCCTCATTTCCGCCAGGTCGATTATCTTCTGGAGCTCTCCGTAGTCCTGGGACTTGTTTATCTTGTTATACAAGGTCATTCTGACCATGTCTTTTCTGAGTCCGTTGGTTACAGCATCCCAGTTCTTCACCATTTCAGGAAGGGACATATCCTTAAATTCTTTGACTTGCGATACCGGTTTTTCGACTATGGGTTCCTGGGGAAGTTTCGCCTCCAGCTCCTTGACAATATTTTTGATCTTCTTTATTTCTCCAGGCTTAAATCCATAGTTGCTGCTCCCCGCTTGGCGAAGGAGCTCTTTGTATCCCTCATAGACCGCTTTCTGTTGCGTGTCCGTGTGTAACCGGTAACATGGCTCGTCAAAGGTCGGACCATAGGGTCCTTTATCCTGTCTGATCGTGACCCAGTAAACATATTGCCCGTTTTCGTTAGGAATATCGTCCTTGGCTGTCCATACCGTTCCGGACCTTTCCATGAACACAACAGGATGGCCCTGTTCCTCGGAATAATCTCCCCGCCCCTTCAACCATCTTGCATTTCTTAACTCCTGCGAATTGTCCTTAAAATAGACATACTTTTCGTCTTTCCTGACAATCGGACTATGGGTCTTCCCTTTGGGATGCCCTATGTAATCGGGATGTTCCCTGGCGTATCCCTTCGGTTTGCCTTCCCACTCGATCTCTTCTTCTTTCTTCGGGGCGGGCTCCTTGGCTGGTCCAAGCTGCTGCCCTTTCAGCCACGTAGCACTCTTCAGAGCTTTCTTCCCGTCCTCGAAGTAGACATACTTATCATCCTGATTGACGATCCTAATTTGTCCTTTTTTGGGATGATTAACGTATGTCCCCCTTGGTCTTTCGATAATTTGGGCGAAACTAATATCAGAGTGTTTCTCCTGCCCGATCTTATTCTGCTCAGCTTCAGCCTTGGTCTGAAAGACCATATCAGTGTACCCGCCTAATCCCTGGACTCCTTTGGCGTGAGCCCTGACTATATATTCCTTATCGGAAATCTCCGGTCCCTTTTCGATTGATTCTCCAGGAAGACCATCGAAGAGTGTGAAGCTCTTTTTTATCCGCCAGCCATCCGCGCCAAGGGCTTTTTCCTTCGCAGCCAGGTCTTTAGCGCCCATACCGGAAACTACAGGTCCGGACTCAAGGACCTCGTCACCCTTGTAAATCTCGTAAACAACGCCCCCAGCTTTAGTTGGTTTCTCGGTAGCCTTGGGGGGAACCGGTTTCTGGTCTGTGCCATCCCAGGTTAGCCAGTCAGGAGCATTTTCAGGACCTTCCTTCTCGACGATGTCCAGGAACTTCCTGATCCTTGTTTCATCCTCCTCTGCCCTCGCGGGGTCGGCTCTCTTGTATCCTCTGGAGATAGCGAGCTTTGAATTATTGAGCCGGTGAAGTCCAGCGCTGATGGAGTTAATGGCGTCTGCGATCTTCTCTCCCTCGGTGGTCATGTCATGTCTATTGGTCGCGACAGGATCATATCCAAGCTCCCACAGCTGCGCTTCAAGCCCGGATAATACCCGGTCCGCCTGAGCAGTGACCTCCTCCGGAACCGCGATTTCTTCCTTCCCTTGATATGGGGGATACTGGACCCTGTTATAGGGGCGCCGTTCCTCCTGGGTAATGGGGTTCCTTATCGAGCCATAACGATCTCCAGCCTTTTCCCTGAGCTCCGAAAGCTCCCGGCTTTCTTCGGCAGAAAGCTCTTCCATCTTTGTTTCACGGAACACCACATAAGGACCGGTCGTATCGACCTGGTCCGCCTTGTATAGTTCTCTACCTTTTGCCTTATCGTTCAGGTTCCTGAGCCTCTGCATCTCTTCAGGAGAAAGGGCTTCCGCCGTGGCGCCTCCCGTTCCGATCCCCGCATCACCTTCAAAGGAATGAAGGAATTTCTGGTCTGTCCCCACAGCTATTGGTTCTCCTGGCTTCTCTGGAACCTGGACCCTCGCCTTTTTATCATACACAGCCGGTGGCAGTGGCTCCTTGTAGGGCTGAGGCATCATGCCGGTCAGGGGTTTCTTCGCCTTCTCCTGCCCTTTTTCCATGACCTCGTCGGGATATTTGCCCTGACTGACCCTCTGCTTCAGCTGCTCCTCTGTAGCCTCCAGGGAAGCGATCCTCTCCAGTATCCTATTTGATGGTCTATGTCCCTTTGCCCTGGTGGTCTGCACCGCCCTCCGGAACTTAGTAAGCGACCGCTGTACCAGGGCGAGCTCTTGTTCGGCGCTCATGCCCGTGCCGCCGACCAGTATATCCGGGCGTCCTTCCTGAATAGGCGCCTTCAGTCCGGCGTGGGCTCTCTCCCCAGGAGTGCCTTCCATAGGTCCATACTTTGGACGCTGTACTCCAGTCCTTCCTGCTGCCTGGGCGCCCCTGAGCCCTCCCTTTTCATAAAGACCCGCGACGGGTCCCTGGGCTCTGGCTGCCGGGGCCGTTCTTCCGGAAGACCTCATGAATTCCTCGATCCGTACATTCACCTTGCCAGGCATTTTGTGACCCTTGGCTATCTCGATCACGGTCTTCTTGAAGGAGGGGGAGTTGCTGTAAAGGTTAATAAGCAGGTCTGCATCGCCCTCGGAAAGAAGGGATCGAGCTCCTTCGATATTTCCCCTACTTATCTCCGTGATGAACTTCTTCATGGTCCCCTGGTCGTACTTGTTCAGGGAAACGGGGACCTCACCCTCCTGGAGCAGCTTCCCCCTGAGCTCTATCTTCTTGCCCTTCAGGGCTCCCGCTATAAAGCGGACGGACTCTGAAATGATGGGATCAGCTATGGCTCCAATGAGCACAGCCTTCTCCAGGTCCTCCGGTTCCATGCCGCCCTCCACCACGTTCTTGATTAACTCTGCTCCACCAAGAGTGGTGGCACCCCTGACAGCCTCGCGTAGAATCCGCATTCCTGCCGGGACCGATCCGGAAGCCGGACCAATGGCGCTGCTCGCCAAGCCTCCAGCTGGGGCTGCGCCCATGACATAGGGCATGTACTCCACACCTGTACCAAGGATGTGAGCGAGTATCTGAGAAGCGATGTTGCTGGGCTGCGAAGGTTCCTGTTCCACAGGTGCTCCCGGTTCAGTGGTCATTTTCTTCTGGCGCATTTCAGTGCCATACTTCGCCTGAGCCTGTTTCAGTTCCTTCTCTTTCTCCAGGGTCCTTCCAAGCCCGAACATGCCTCCGATATGCTCCATTAAGATGTTTTCAGCCTGTGAAAGCGGTTTCTCCTGTCTTTCCGGAGTTTCGTGCATCGGGACAGGAAGATCGAGCTGCCGGGCTCTCTCCTCGGAAACGGGCAACAGGGACGAAAGGCGGGAAAGCATGTCCCCCGTATGGTCCCATACCTCACCAAGAGCTTCCATGTTCTTTGTGAAGGTGGGAGTTTCCTCTTCCCCTGTGAATCTTCCGCCAAGGATGTTCGCTCCAGGGACCTGATTGACCTTGTCCACTTCCTCTTTTCGGCGCTCCGCGAGCAGGTCTTTCACGGACTTGTCTTTATTCAGTTCTGCCTGTTCTGTGCGATATTCTTCAAGCAGCTCTTCTATGGATTTCATCGGATCACCTCTTCGGGACGATGTATCCCGCCTCCTCTATCTCCTTGTCCGTCTTACCCTGATCCAGGAGATACTGGTATTCCTTCCAGGAAATAGGCTGCCCCTTCCCTTCGGTCTGCTTTGTGGGCTCCGGGGGTTTCCCTGAAAGTAGCCCGCCTGGACCGAAGAAGAAATTAAGCAATCCTGACTTGCCCCCGGACTGATCTATCGCAGGATCGGGCTCCACCACATAGGCGCCCGCGCCCTTCGAAAAGGGACTGCGCGGAGAAGTCATGACCCAGTGCTTGAGCTTCTGGACCTTTTCCGGATGTTCTCCCCATACCTGCTGAATCTCGTTCATTACATTTGCGAGGGATTGCTGGTACTGTTCCTGTGTCATGGCTCCCTCTTCCAGTGGATACCTTCCAAGGACGCCGCTGGTCCTCATTATCTGGTCGCCCAGGATGATCTCCTCTCCGAAAAGCCATTTCTCCATGGCTGCCAGGTCTGTCCTGGACGGGACAGTATCGCCGCCCCCTCCGCCGGATGTGCCGGCTTCCATGATGGGAGAATATTCCTGGATAATAGCGCCCGTGGCGTCGTCGATCAGCACGTTCCTCTGTCCGCTCCGGACCACTGAGGTATTGGGATTATGCGCTTTGAACCGCTCCAGAAGCGGGGAAATACCCTTGAACCCTGCATTAATGAGCCCGCCGATGAAGGGAGTAGCCTCTTCAAGGCTGCCCGACTCGGAAAGCCCTATCAGGTTCCGGGAAATCTCCTCCTTGTTCTTGGTATCCTCGTTTCTTTCGTTCCAATCCTCTAACGAAGCCTGGACGCTGGGACCAAGGACGCTGACAGCTTGGAGCACTGCCGCCGGGTCCGCGCCCATTCCCCGTCCCTGGCTGGAAAGCTGCTGGATGAACTCGTACATTTCCAGGGGTCTGGAAGTGGTCTGAACGACGTTAGGATCATAACCGGGAACATTGAACCCTGACGCTGCTGTCGGGACACCCGCAAGGATATTGCTGTCAGGAGCCGGCTGTGGAGGCTGATATGTCGGCTCGAAGGGGGGAACGAAGGTTTCCTGTTTCCCCTGGGAAGCGAGTTTCCCTGCTCTCCCTAACAGCTCAAGAAGGTGCCGCTGCTTCTCCTCTTCCTCTTTTTTCTGCTTGTACATCAAGATCATGTTCGTAATGTTTTCCAGGGTATCGAACCTTCCGCTTCTCTGGACACGCATTTATTCCACCCCCCTACAGGAAGAACAGCGGCGCTATGGCTGTCATGTAGTCCAGGGGACCGGGCTCGTAGACCGCGGTCTGGTTCGCTGCCACTCCGTGTCTGCCGGAGTACATATTCTTCCAAATATCCTGAATGCTCCCGACGCTCTGCCAGTAATTACTGTAGTCCACGTTGCTCAGTCCCAGCAGATTAGCCATACCCGCCAGCGACCCTGAAGAGAGCTTATTGTAGGAATCCCCTGCTCCCAGTGCGTTGCTCCCCGCGCCGAGGTACCCCTGCCCGGCTCCGAGCAGCGCATTAACCGCCCCGGTGTAGGAGTCTTTCTTTCCTTCAAGATTGCTTCCCTTCTGACCCATAATCCCCGCCCTGGTCGCAAAGCCTTCGTTGAGCAGACCGTATTTATCCAGGATCGCGCGCTCCGCGTCATTGAGAAGCGTTCCGCGCTGCCCTATCATTCCAGCCTTGCTCTCCGAAAGACCCTTGAGTAGTCCTATATTACTGGCGAAGTTTGAGGCTGCAGCTTCGGCTATGGCATCATCAGAAAGCCCCACCTGTCTTTCAAGGACGCTCGATCCTATGACGCCTCTTTTTGCCAGGTCATTCAGGACCGTCCCCATGGCTGTATCTATGGCGCTCCCCATATAGCTCTCGAAGTTTTTCTGATAAGCCTCCGGAATCTCGCCCCTCTGAAGCGCGGGAAGCTCTTCCTGGATGATCGGCAGGAGAAGATCGGCATTCTCGATGAGAAGCCTGGTCATATCCGACATTTCCTGCTTGCTTGCCTCCTGACTGCTCCTGACCTCGCCGCCCAGGGAAGACAGCTCCCGGTTCAGCGCGTCGAAGGCACTCGCCACCTCATCGAACTTGGATGAATAGCCAGCCGCCTTATTGAAGTAGCCGGTGGATTTACTGGTATAGCCTAATGCCTTCTTGATGGCGTCTGACGCAAGGTCCTGATAGCCAAGATGATCCTTGTAGGCTCCCTCCATTTCATCCCGATATGTGATCTCATAGGGGGATTTCCATTCCCCTTCGGGCGAAACGATGTTCCCCTCTTCATCGCGAGTGAACCCGAATATCTTCATGAGCTCCTGTTCTATCGCGAGCTCGGTTTCAGTAGGTTTGGGGATTTTAGGTGATACTGTCTTTGTGCTCCCGCCCATGGTCCTCGCCTCCTATTTCTATCTCTATTCCGGTTATCTTTATGCCGTATCGCCTGGCGTGATACCGGGCTAATACCTTGGGGTCCCTCCTGGTGAACATTCTCATTGCCGATAAACCCTCTTTTTTGACGATTGCCTTACCCAGTTCGAACCAGTGCCTTCCGTCCCCTGCCATTTGATCCACGTACAGGACGTTCAGGTCCCGGTCGATATGGAACGAAACGATCCCTTTCCTGGGATCAAAGAGAATGGTCGAATTCAAAGGTGGCTCCCATTTATCCCTGCTATGTTTTTCGTAATACCTGATCCAGCCTCTATAGGTCCGTATGGTCATTCCAATTCCACCTATTCTTGTCGAAGGGAGTCCAGAAGAAATCATCGTCTGATGAACAGGACATCTTCGTTCGTGGCTGCCTTTGCCAGCCTCTCCCATTTTGACTTCCATGGCTCGTAATAAAGCTGTGCCATAAATAAAAGTGCCTCCCGGAAGTCCGGATTATTCCTGATACACTCCAAGGTTGTGGCTCGTGCCTCATTCCCCCTATGGAGAAACCACAGGCAGCGCGCCTTCATAAGGAGAGCTTCGCACTTCTCCGGTATCCACCAGGCTTTCTCAAGGTATTTGTCGAACCATGAAATAGCCTCCTCGAACCTTGTTCTCTCGTAATACTCGCGCGCCAGGTAAAACTGGGTCCTGGGATTGCTGGTATCGCCCTTTAGCAATATCCGGATGTTTCTGTTCGGATCAAGGGCGTGGTTTTTTGAGTATCCGTAATATCTGACAAGGTCCGTCTTTTTTGTCGCCTTGACGGAAAGGCATTCATGGACCTTCCCCACCCAGTGAATTCCTTCGCCGTTCTTCCAGAGCAGTTCCCGGTAATGAAGCATTAGGGATGCAGCATGAACGGATTTCACAAAGCACACCTTATGCCCTTCCTTCTCTGCGATCTCCGCTTCATGGCGTATATCATTGGCACTGGACGCCGACCACTGATCCGCGTCTATGGAATAGAGCCAGTCGCCCGTCGCCTTCGATATGGCATGGTTCCGCGCCTCCGCAAAATCATCGTTCCATCTGTAATCCTCATACACCTTGTCGGTGTACCTTCTACAAATGTCCTGGGTCCCGTCGGTGGAGCCAGTATCCACTATGACGATCTCGTCGAGGTCCTTTATGGACTCCAGGCATTCCTCGATACATGGCGCCTCATTCTTGACTATCATTACCGCGCTGACCCTCATGTCAAAAATCTCCTAACAAAATAGGCGGAGTGCCGTCGCCGCCGCCGCCTCCGGAAAGCTCTATCTCGATCCTCATATTACGGAACTTCGTATTGTTTCCACTGCTCTCAAGCCCACTGGTCGAGTCAATATCCCCCCAAAAGCGAGTATATTGGTCCCATTCCTCTTCATCGGTTCCCTCTAATTCAGCCTCCTGAGCCGTCCAGGTTCCAGCAGCAGTGGTCCTGAAATTACCGTATTCCTGCCAGCATATATGTCCTCCAACATAACAACGGGCATATTCATTGGAGTTGACGTGTATCATTTCCCACTTGAGCTTGGCGGAAATGATAGTGGCAATTTCCTCCGGAGTAAGTCCAGGGTCCTCGAAGTAAACGGAGAATTTACGTCTGTACGTGGTGGAGTTATAGATATATTCTCCGGAATCTCCCGTGAGATGAGAATGCAAGGTAGTGCCTTCGTCCTCGTTTTTCCAGGCACTACCTTCATTATCATTATCTGCCCTGGGTCGGATGGTTATGATCCTCGACATTTTCCCTTCCTCCTAATAGCAGCCATACCAGGTCCCGCCTCGATAGAGAAGGACCACGATATAGGTCTTGCTAACCGTCGAAATATCCGGGGCGTCGTTACCTGTATCCCATGTATGGTCTGAGGGGTCGTACCACTTGATCCCGCTCCACCATGAGATCGCATGGGCAGAGGAATCCTGGTCTATAATGACCCTGCAGGTACAGTCACCCGACGGGTCTGTCTTTGACCATTCGTTGACAGCACTCGTAAGGTCAATGTAGGCGTAGGTTCCCTTCCTCCAGTCGACCGGACACGGACTCGATCCGGCGCTGAGGGTCTGGACCGTGAAATAGGGCGTATTCTTGTTGAAGTCGAAACCATCCCCATCATCGTCCATGCTCACGGGTCCGGAAAGCAGGATTTTCCCCGTTCCGTTAGGTTCTATATCTATGTTGCCATTGCTGGACGAATCTATCTTGTGTCCGTTTACATCCAAGTCCTGGCTTAATGTTCCACCAAAGGAGCCAGTGGGACCTGTGGGTCCAGTGGGTCCAGTAGCTCCAGCTTCGCCAGTAGCTCCAGCCGGTCCAGTCGCTCCAGCAGCGCCGGTGGGACCCTGGGGACCGGTAGGACCGGTATCCCCCGTATCGCCCTGGGCGCCAGTAGCGCCAGTGGGACCTGTATCTCCCGTATCCCCTTTTTCTCCCTGGGGACCGGTGGGTCCAGTAGCGCCAGTGGCTCCAGCTTCGCCCTGTGATCCCTGGGGACCGGTGGGTCCGGCTTCGCCCTGGACGCCCTGTTCTCCTTGAGGACCTGTAGGTCCGGCATCGCCCTGAATCCCCTGCTCTCCCTGATCTCCAGTGGGACCAGTGGGTCCCTGCTCCCCTTGCTCTCCCTGTGGACCCGTGGGTCCGGTGGGTCCAGGTACGGTAGAGCCTGCTCCTGTCGCTCCAGCGGGTCCTGTGGCACCCTGGGGACCTGTCGCTCCAGCTGGTCCCGTAGGTCCGGTGGGACCCGGAACAGTAGATGCTGGTCCCGTGGGTCCTTGGGGACCTGTCACTCCAGCTGGTCCAGTAGCACCGGTCGGTCCGGGTACAGTGGAATCAGCTCCAGTCGCTCCCGTAGGTCCTGCTGGACCCGTAGGTCCGGGAACGGTGGAATCAGCGCCCTTTTCTCCTGTGGCGCCCTTTTCTCCTGTATCTCCTTGAGGTCCGGCAGGACCCGTTGGTCCTGTTGGTCCAGGTACGGTGGAATCCGCCCCAGTAGCCCCGGTAGGTCCAGCAGGTCCGGTATTTCCCTGGGGACCCGTTGGTCCAGTGGGACCGGGTACAGTGGAATCAGCTCCAGTAGCGCCCTGGGGACCTGTGGGTCCAATGGGACCGGTGGGTCCAGGAACAGTGGAGTCTGCGCCTGTAGCGCCAGTGGCACCGATGGGTCCAGTAGCGCCTTGAGGACCCGTAGGTCCAGGGACAGTGCTGTCTGCCCCTGTAGGTCCGGTTGCACCGGTCGGTCCGGTGGCACCATTGGGTCCTGTATTACCTTGAGGACCAGTATCTCCCTGGGGTCCAGTGGGACCTGGGACGGTGGAGTCAGCTCCAGTGGGTCCGGTCGGTCCCGTGGGTCCCGTGGGACCAGTTGGTCCTGTTGGTCCGGCGACAGTGCTATCCGCACCCGTAGGTCCGGTCACGCCGGTAGGTCCTGTGGTTCCCGTGGGACCTGTGGCTCCAGTGCTTCCTGTGGGTCCCTGTGGTCCGGGTGGTCCCTGGCTTCCCAGGGCAACCTTCCTCACTATCTCTTCATGGACGATCCTTACTCGTCTGTTTTCAGGGATAAGGACAATCCGCTCGCGGTCGCTGCTGTCAACTCTCCTTATCCTCTCAGCCATTACTCGCACACCTCCGGAGTAACGCCAAAGGGCTCAAGATCAAGCATGGGGACCACGAAGCCCTCACCATCATCTATCTCGCAGTCGGCTACTCCGCCGCCGCTCAATCCAGATGTGACCGTTCCGGAAAGGGTAAGGTTCACCTTTCCCTCTTCCCCGGTTATGGTAAGGTAGGGTCCACAATCCAGGACAAGCTCTGCAGTGGTGGACGCTCCCCGGCGCATTTTCATCCGGGCGCTCCAGCCGCTAATATCTATGGGCGTACCATCAGAATCCTCGTAATACATGTTAAGAATATAGGTAGACCCTGCCTTAATATTCATCATGACACCATACCCCCCCTAAAATGGTCTACCTGGAACAGCGTGGGCGATCTGTTCCTTGGCAAAAAGCCCGCTGATTGAAACAGTATCCAGCTCCAACTTCCCGCCCTCCACCTTCAGCCCGCAGTTATCCCAGTCGCTCACGAGGGACGGATTAAAGGTTATTTCCCCCGCCTTGCGGTCGGTGAAGCTCGTGTCCGTGCAGTAAAGTGTGCCTGACGCTCCTGCCGAGTACCATTCCCCTCCGGAGTAATACATGAACGACACCTTCAGCCATGCGACCTGATCGGGGAACCGCCTTTTCCATATAACCCATACATCCTTAGTTACCGAAGTCCCCTCCAGCTTGGCTATGGGCTCATACTTGACCAGCGCCGGGTCCGCTACAGGATCGCTATTGCTATGGATATAGCTCGAATCACTGTCGGCAATAGCTTCCCATACCTCAGTCCCGTCGTCAGGCTGAACGTTCCAGTCCCCCTGCGCTACCTGACCTGTAATTTTCGCCGAAGTAGCCATAATCAGAAGCTCCCGAAATAGTTGGACCCGTCATGGAAGAACGATATGATATAGGTCTTCCCTTTTTCAGAAAGATCGGGCTCGTCGTTTCCTGTAGCGTAGTATCCATCGAAGAGGTCCCTCCAGTAGATACCTTCAGGCCATGTGATGTCATACGCCGTAGACCCGTCCTGAACCACGATGAAGGTCAACCATGCAACACCAGGCGGCGCCGTAAAACTGAGGGTAACGTTGCCCGACAGGGTCTTTTTCCAAAGGTTCCCCTTCGTGAAGTCCAAAGTGGTCCCCGCAGCGGTCTGAAGAGTGAAGTAGGCTGTATTCTTGTTCATGTCCAGCCCATCCCCCTCTGTGGGGAGCTCCACTGGACCATCCAGGACTATCTTTCCCGTCCCGTTGGGCTCGATCTCCACGTTTCCGTTGGTATCGCCGACGACCTTCTTCAATATCTTGATTATCCCCGTGCCGTTGGGAGATATGACTACATCCTCGTTATCCCCCGCCCGTATGGTCGCGCCCAGGATAATTACACCCGTACCATTGGGATTGATCTCGATGTTCCCGTTAGCGGAAGAGATTATCTTGTGACCATTCACGTCCTGGTCCTGCGCCCAGGAATCGGGAAAGACCTGTTGCCAGGCAGCGCCAGTCCAGTATTTAAGCGTCGCCGGGTTTGTGGACGTATCCAGCCAGATAGAATGCTCCCCCTTGTCAGCCGGTGCGGAATCTCCCGCGTCGAACTTCTCCACCCTTGAAAGCAGGGTATATATCCTGGTCAATTCATTGATATGCTTCTGGAAGACCTCTGCGGTAGTATCTCCCCCGGACGCTTCCGTTACGAAGTTAGGGGTATACTGTTTGCTCCACCTGTCAGCCATGTCCTACACCTCCGCGTAGTGAATCCACAGTTCCTTGAGCTCTATCTTCCCCTCGGAAACCACGAGCTCAGGAGTGAATTCAAACCCTCTTAAATTGGTTCTCTTGATCCGCCTTCCCTCTACCTCTGCCACAGGATAATCAGCATCATCATAGGCAACATCCTCGTCGTCATAGGCGACGTCGCCCTCTGGATCGAAGGACAGAGCAATGGCGTCATTTCCTATCTGCAGATTCCCGCTGCCAGTGGTGAAACCCTTATACCTCATCCCGAATTCTGTTATCACGAGCTGTGTATTCGAGGCTATACGTTTATATTTCAGGGTCGCCGTTACTGCGATCCCTCCGTCAAAGGAGCTGTCGGGGTCCATTTTGTATATCTTCCCGTCATTACAGCCCGCATAGACATAGGTCCCGTCAGTAGCAATGCTCAAGGGCTCTACCGTTGAGGGGAAGGTGAAACAGGTCCAGGCTCCGTGAGTATAGGAATAGACCCATATCGGTCCTCCATTTGCCGGTTTTACCCATACCTGCCCCTTCTGCGGAATATGCCATAACCTCGCCTGGCTTACGTTCCCGTCGGAAATCTCGCTTACCACCTTGTCGCCCTGGTCAGTGGTCTTTACATCACCGTATTCCGCCACAGTGGAAAGGTTTTTCAGACCCCTTTTGTCCAGGTAGAATACATCGTCCCCCAGGGGAAGTACCGTTAGCTGGCTGAAGGTATGAATATCGCGGGAAATCTCCCTCTGTTCCCAGTCGGGGAAGCCATAAAGGATTCTGTAAATGATCCCCTGAGTGTTGTCCCCACCTATCGCCTTGAACACGATCAAGTCATTGGAAAGCATGACCATAGCGCGAATGTCGCGCCCGTCCTTGTATCCCACGTCCTGATACTGGTAATCGTCGTCACCGCCGCCGGTCCAGTTCCCACAATCTCCTACACCTGAATAGTGGATACGGTCGCTCCCAGCCTTAGCCAGGAGAACCCTTCCAAACTGGACGTACACGATGTCGCAGTCCGGGCTTGTGTCCAGCTCTCCTGTCCCGTCGTACTTGGTGAGGGTAGTTCCGTCGTAGTGCTGGAGCTTTCCGCCGCTGGCTATCAGCACGTCGTTAGTCTCGCCCCACAAGTGATAGACCGGGATTTTCGATCCAGCCAGGGTCCCCACCGCGCCTGGCGATCCATCGACGGCTTTCTTCAGGGTAGTACCGTCGGAACAGAGAAAGAAGTCCCTGTTCGGACAGTAAAAAAGGCTCTCCACTTCATCGAGCCCGGTATCACACCATTCAGTAGCGCCCAGTCCAGGGCGCACCTTCGGGAGCGTGGAAAGGACGTCATATTCCCAGTTCACTCCTACAGAGATTTCATCATCCGCGAGCTCGTCAGGGGATACCGATAGGTTTACCCCTCCCGTAAGGTCCCGGATACGGAGCTTTTTCTCATTGGGATGCAGGGGTATTCTCATTTAGACCACCTGTTCCACTACGCCCTTGACCAGGGTCCCCGCAGCCTGAAGATGTTGTGTCACATCAATATGGTTGCGGATCATTATTAATATGGTCGCCACCGTGAGCATGGTCGGGATCAGGTAATCCTTGAAGGGTATTACCGAATCCATAGCCACCAGCTCAGTAGGCAGAGAATAGTACCTGACCCATTCAGCGGTCCTGGGATAGAGCTTCCCATCCCTCTCCTCGATAATGTAGGTCCCCACCGTGGAGTGCCAGTCGCTCGGCTTGTCCATGGAATATGTGACCATCACTTCCTTAATCATGTCGGGGTCCTTCTGGTTTATGAGCTGGATCGCCATGGCATGAATAACATCATTGACTATTCTCTTCAACTCGTTGTCCCCCATACCGTCCCCTTCCGTGAGTTCCACTATGGCTGCCTTCTCCCGTACTCTGGTCATAAAATCTTCAAAGGTCATGGATCATCACTCCTCCAGGGTGAAGGAGAGCCGGGAAACCCGTCCCCTTCTGTCCCTCCTGGTCAGTTTCCGTGCTATCAGCGCCAGCTCCGCCTGGATATAAGTTTCTGTGTTCGATTCGCCGTTCCCTATAGGAGCCAGGAGCCGAAGGACCAGGTTCTTCAGGTGGCGCCTTAGCACTTCGGGCAGCTCTATCTCTGCTTCCAGCTTGGTCAGTGGTTCGATCCGCGATTTATAGCATAGAAACAGGTTGTCGTTGGTGGAGTAAATGCTTTCTCCCATGATCCGGAAGGTATAGCGATCCACCGGGAAGGGTGCAGACATTTCCTCCAGGACATACTGCGAAGACCTCGATGTGCCAGCCCATACGCCCACAAGATTATGGAAATCGTCGGGCAGCTCTCCCGCTCCATCGGTCATGGTAATGGTCGCCTCCTTGACCAGATAATTACTGGCGGAACCATTTACGGCTTCCGTCACCAGTGCCAGCGCTTCATTTATGAGGACAAGCATGTGTGGCGGAGAAAGGATTTCTTTGTTCTTGTCGCCCAGGGCATACCAGATGTCATAGGCTATATCGTTGCCGTTCATCTAAATTTCCCCCTCGCATGTACGCCACTCCGGGTGCTCCTTGAGCAGCTTAATGACATACTTCTTGTCGTGCATATATTCAAAAGCCTTTCCAAAGGGGAATTTCAGCAGCTCGATCATGGGTATGCGCCCCACCATCTGACCTATGGGCTTGATGTTGCCCTTCCTGGTCCTTTGGATATTCTTTCCAAGTTTGCGCTGTTCAGCGTTCATCCGAAGAATCCTGTCACAGTTGTAAGTGGTGTAAACATGTATCTTCTCCGGGTCGGTGTCGTCCTGTTCGATCTCCTGATAGGTGAACATGTCAGGAGCAGGAGCCGGGCATCCGGGGAACCACTGCCGCCATGCCAGGGCGACCGCCTGTTCATTCGTGGTAATTCTACTCATTCTCACAACCTCCAATAAAAAAGGGGAACCCTGATCCGGGCTCCCCCTCTTCGCCTATTCCCATGCCTTACGGCGTGGTGAAGGTTATTACACAGGTCTTGTCCGCCACGACCTGTCCCATGATCCCGACGGTGTCGGGGTCGGATACGGTGAGAGTGGCGGTTTCCGTGTTCAGCCATGACGCCGCGTCACCTTTAATGGTCACGGTATACTTCCCGTTCACCATGTCAGGCGTGGTCCCGGCTGGGTCTATGGTCGCAGTCCCCAGGGTGGACCCGTCCGCTATGGCGAGCTTGATAGGACCGGAATACCAGGAATGAAGGTTCCCGGCACTGTCAACGAGCTCGATCAGGACCTCCTGTTCCCATGCCTCCTCTGTAGGGGCGGGAGCATCGGTCGCCGGAGTGACCCTGAAAGCCATATCGCCGGACATAGCCTTCATCATCTGCTCTACCTCGTAAAACTTGGTGTTCCTCTTCCATCTGTCATGCGTACCGAGATTAAAAATATTCTGACTCATGAGGGGACCCCCCTCCTTTCATCAAATAAAAGGGGACCACCACCGGGTCCCCTGACTTAATACTATCCGCCTATATTCATCCAAGCGTTACCTTTTTCAGAGCAACACTCAAGAGTGAGCTCCATTTCCATGGTCTTGGCAATGTAGGAACCGGCTGAAGGATAGGGCTCCACCTTCAGGTCCCTGAGCCATGCCTTGTTCCACAGGGCAGGATCGACGCAGAACACGTCTGCATCAGCCATATCCCTATGAGGGGGAAGGAACTTCATGGTCCCGAAAGAGGTATGGTACACCTCCACGTAACCCCATAGCTCCTTCACTGCGGCTCCCTGCTGTTCCTTGATGTTGCCTCCGGTGAATTCGTCGATGATTATTTTATTGGTACCGTTGGCAAGGACCGTAAGGTCCTGGCAACCACTGTCATAGGCAGCCTTGAGCAGGGCGATGAAATCTGCCTCTGTAAGTGCCGCCGGAGTGGTCTTGTTGGTGCTCAGGAAAGCCTTGAGCCCGCCAAGCTCCCTGGCGTTAGCATCATCGCCCGCGGCGCTTGCTGCACTGGTCACGAAAGCATATTCCACGTCGCCCTTGATCTCCTTGGAGCGCAAGAACATCTGACGTTTCATTTCATTCTTGACCGCGTAGTGAGCGACCGCTTGCTGGGTCTTTGTCACCTTGACGCCCTTGTAGAATATTTGGGTGTAGTTCGCGTTCAGTGTTCTTGGTGTTGGATCACCAAGGACATAGTTCGCGCCCTCTACCAGCTTGTTAGCTGCCCTGGCTGCAAGGGTGTCTTCCGGACACTTGTGATGAGTGGCTACCGCGTTCACATCGCCGATAAGCGAATAGAGCGGGGTATTGTCCGGAGCCACATTGTAAAGAACCTCTCTGACTGACGGCTTGTTGCCGGTCGCCATATCATAGGTTGTAGGTCCAGCCATTTATTACACCTCATTTCTCATCGTTATTCTGTCTTGCCGCCTCCTCCTCTCCCAGTTCCTCGATGAGCCCGCCCAGTTCATACTTGTCCATCTTCCGGAGCTTTTCCCCGGTAATGGGCGCGCCCTTCCTCGGTTGAGTGCTTCCCCCAGGTTTCATCATTGAGGGCGGCGAAGCGGTTTTTTCCTGCATTTTCTTCGAATGCTGCTGCCCTGACCCTCCAGCCGGGGGCGCCACACCATGTTTATGCTGATACATGGCTTTCTTGAGCTCCTGGTAGAGTGATTCAAGACCTTCCGTGTCCTTGTTCAGGACCACCTTCTGAAAGCGCCTATCCAGCTCTTCGTTCTGAACTACGGTCATACATTCTCTTCTCCAGATGGGATAGAACTGCATTATTTCAGGGTAGTCAGGTTCATCTTTGTGGACCTGGTCCAAGGACGCGACAAAATTAGCAGCTTCATCATGTGCCTGTTTCATTGTTACCTGTTTCGTCTGTTTCGCGGTCGCTGCCTCGCGAAGCTCCTGGTACTTGGCGTCATAGGCTAACTTATGGACGCGGTCGAACTCGTCGAAGTCCTCGACGGGTATGTTGAGCTCCTTGGCGCATACTTCCTTGATGATGTAGTCGTCTATAGCCTTCCACTGTTGCTCGCGTGTAAGCTGCGGCTGCTGTGGGACTTCCTGTTGCCTGGGAGTTTTCCTGATCTCTGCCAGGGCGGTCTGTATCTCCTTCCTGGCGGAAACAAGCTCCTGATTAGATCGGCTCATCACGGAATTCATGCTCTCGTATATGGGTAAAGCCCATTCGGGGAGCCTGGATGTATCGAGCTCATGCCATCGTCCTTCACTCTTCAGGGCGATCAGTTCCTCTTGGGTATAGGGAGCCTTCGGTGCGGGTGGAGTTTCCTTGCCCGCAGGTTCCTTTTTACCTGAGTCGTCGCCCTCCCCAGCGCCCTCACCCTGCTTCGGGGTCTGCTGCCCTTCATCGTCCGGGGGTTGCTCTTTAGAGGGGGTCGGGGTTGCAGGAGTCTGGTCCTGTCCTTCCTGATCCTCCTCCTCCGAGTCCCTACTGGCGACTTCGTTCAGTAGACCGCCCAGGTCGAACATGCTGAGGTCTGTTAACGCTGTACCGCCTTCTCCTTCATCCGGCGCGTAAAATGGATGGAGTCCGTTACGGTTGCTCCACAAAAACATAAAGATTACCTCCCTTGGGAGTCCCGTTTCCGGGTTGCTCCCGGTTTAAGATTTAGTCGTTACCTCTTCCTCTTTGAGAATCTTATCCATCGCCTTGTCGCCCTGGTGCAGGGCTATCTTGGCGTCCTCCTTGAACTTATTGAGAACAAGCGCCCTGAGCCTCAAAGGGACCAGGTCCTCGTCCCTGGCATTCCAGAACTTGACCTGAATTGCCCTTATCTCCTTATCACACCACTGCTCCAGGTACTCCAGCGCTATTCTCGCCTTCTCCCCTATCTGTACCTGCTCCACTCGGCGCTCCTTGGGCGCCCTCTTCGTTGCCATTCTCCCCGCCTCCAAATGCTCGATTTAGAACTTCCTTGTCGAATTCCTCCGGATCATGTACGAATTCCTCTATGCCCTTCTCGCCGATCTCCTCCGCCATTCTTGCTATCAGGTTATAGACATTCTGGTCGTCCACATAAGGCCAGCCGGCACCCTTGAGCTCCATCAAGAGCTGATAGAGCAGCTGGATCGACGCAAGGCTCTGTTCCTTGGTGGAAAGCGCGAGTCCTGCCTGGAGCTCCACATCCCACTCTGCATTGATGGTGGACAGGTCGAACCATTCCCCGGTAAGCCTGAAAACGGTTTCAGGATCGCAATACTTGATGTTCATATCCACAAGTAGCCGGTAAAGGTCGGCATATCCCGTTTCCCCCATGACGCGGGCGGTCTGCTCCAGAATCTTGTTGGCGGCGCTCATTACAGCTGTAACGCCTGTAGCGGTGTCGGCTATCTTCTTGGTCCCATGGTTCCCCTTGGTAAAATCGGTGATCCCGGACCTCTCGCCCTCCTCTACTGTGATGTTTTCGAGGAACTGGAAGGTCAGCGGGTCCAGGGTCCCTATATTGAGCTCGTATATGTCGCCCTGATTGATGGTCCGCAGCATTTCCACCAGGTCGAACTCGCCCTCCATATCGTCCGGGTCGATAGCCTCCGGATTGTATAGGGTGCGCGGATTGTTGACCTTGGCGGCATTGATGATGATTAGCCGCCACAAGGCGGTGCGGATATGCTGGAGCTGTCCCATAAGGTCCGCGAGTCCGCGATTGGCAAAAAGGCGGTGCGGCTCCATCTGTGTAGAGAGAAGCACGAAGGGCAGGGACACCTCTTCGTCCTCGACCCTCAGTATCTCGTTATTACACACAGTGACAAGGACGGTTTGTAATGTGCCTTTGTCACCTATGGGGAGCTGGTCAAATCCTTCGTAAACGGTATATTCCCGCCTCGATGGATGGATGTTTTTCCCCTCCTCCTTGTTCCCTTCCACTTGCTGTTTAAGTCCATCCTTGCTCTGCTTGTCGGAGCTGCCGCCCTGTTTGAGAATCCGGTTAATCGCCTGAACGTCGTAGATCGGCTCCCCTTCCTTGTCCTTCATGAGCCGCATTTTCATCAGGTCTGACGCGGTGACGTCGGTCCTACGATGGAACATGCGGCGCGCAGCCTTGTAGTTCCGGCACTTCGAATCCACCAGGACCTCCCATTGCGGCATGAGCTCCAGGACCGGGCGGTTCCTGGTATACTCGAAGACCTTATACTCCACGTTATAAACCCCAAGCCCGGTTCCCTGGGCGTCCTCGATCTCCTCCGCGCTCACTACCTCGATGAGGGTCTGCTTCTGGTAGCGGTCAAGGGTCTGCTCGTCTACCGTTTCGGTAACGGTTTTAAGCTCCTTCACGTTCCTTTCCCACCATCCCATGAGCCACGCCCAGTTAGTTATAAGGGCGTCAGTGTTCCATAAATGGATAAGGGAAAAGCCATCATTATCCTTGGTAAGCTGCTTCTTGATGAGCTTGTTCAGGACCTCTGCAGCCTTACTGTCGGAATTCTCCGTCCCTACTACCACCTTCAAGACCTGGCGGTTCGAATTGAACACGCCGTCAAGAAAGGGCAACATCCAGCCGACCACGTTAGCGAAGTCGGTCGCCACGAAGTCGCAGCGCTTCGTCAGGAACTTGAACTTACTCGCGTAATATTCAGGACTGGCGTCAAAGATGTTCCAGCGCTCCTGAAGGGCGGGGAGTATGGTTTCCTGGTAAAAGGTTTCATCCTCCCGGATGTCCATTTTTATTAGCTCCAGAATTTCCTCCTTCTGGTCGGCTTTCAGCTTAATCATGGCGTCCTCCCTTCAGGGTTAATCCCTATAACGGGGACACTCCCACACCTTCACATTGGTTTCCTTCTCGTTCGTCGGAGCTTCTGCAGCGGTCAGGATGAGCCGTAGCCCATGCCGCCCTATAATGGAACCGGGAACAGGTCCATAGAACTTGTGGGTCCCCTTGGTAATGGCGATGGAAGGAGCTTCCCAGGTATCAAGCTCAATGGTGGACGGGAGCAGAATATCCACGAAGGAATCTGCAGCCGCTCCGAGCTTAACGGTCCCCGTGAGGTTCTTCCCGCAGTCGTCGCTATCGTCTATCTCAAGCAAAAGGTCCGCCTCTTCCTGAGCCGGTGCCGGCACGAAGATATATCCGGACGTACTCTGTCCATCCCAGGTAATAGTCCCGCTCGCTAATAGCCTTCTCATTTCCTCTTCCTCCCCTATAGCTGCCCGGATCGTCGGCGATTCTTCGGTTTTACCCGCCGTTCTGGACGCTTCAAAAGTCGCGCCACCACGTAAAGCAGCGCGTCCACTATGTGTGAGTATTCGTTCTTCTCAGGTTCGTCTAAATATCGCTCCATCACCTGTTTATGACAGTACCCGCCGCTCAGAGCCGATATGAGCCACTTACAGCGCGGATCGACCAGGAACATAGGCTCGCCTCTCGATGTTGTCCGCGTGAGAAGATCGCGGAAAGGATCATCCCTCTCCGGCTGCGTTACCGGACCCGGTGCAACATGAATGCTGTACTCGGTCGCCAGTATCTCGAAGCAGGTCTTTTCGTCGGTCTGCGCCCTGGACCCGCCCGCCGGATCGCCGTAATCCTTGAAGAAGAAGCCGGGGAAAAAGAGCTCCCGAACCTTCTGTACCACTCCGCCATGGCGCTTGATGCCGGCGTCCCAGCTCTGGCTTTCCGGATGCAATACCAATATCTGACCCTTCGGCGATAGCTGGACATGAACGGTTGCAGGGGTGAGCCCGAAGTCCCATCCGCCGCCTATGGGATAGTTCGCTATGGGCTGGATAGGACCCGACGCGACATGAAAGTCTGAGCGGAACTCCGGGAAATACGCCCTTCCCAGGACCACATCGAAATCAATTTCATATTCAGCCTTCCAGTCGGCTTGCGGCATCCCTAACATGGCTTTATCCTTCCACTCCGGCTTGCGCTTCTCCGGGTCCGCCGTGTAATGCAACCTCACGACGTGTAAGCCTTGGGGCGTGTCCCATTCTGTGATACCTCTCATAACGGCTACTCTCCCTCTGCTGCACCTGGCGCATGGATAAGTGTTTCGGCAAGATCGCCAAAATATGACCTCCCTGTCTTGGCTTTCCATTCCTGATACCGCGGGCAGTCCTCATGGCAGCTGTGCCTGGAGTCATACCAAAAAGGACCATGTAGACAGGCTTCGCAAGGACTGACCCCGTCTGTCCTCTCTCCGTAAAGTTTCGGCATCCTTCCCGCCTCCCGCTATATCATGACCCTGTGTTTTTTCTCCGTTCCCCACAAAAGCACGATCCCGAAGCCCAGGGGCGAAGGCGCAAAGCCTTTATCCTTCGCATAGGGCTGATGGCGCTGCAGGGTCCCACAATTCACAAACCTCATTAAGCGATAATTAACCGTTTTCCCATTAGCATTGACGGACCGCTTTTTCCTCACTGATCCATGTAGCCTGTGAACGTGTCCAGCCATGAAAATGTCTGCGTCGATCTGTTCCATAAGCTCTTCCATGCGGTTAACGCTGGAGCCCGTCTTCCTCCCGTTGGTCCAGTCGCCATGATTCAGGTATATGGAATAGACCACAGGTTTTCTGTTGTACTTCATATCCCGCCCAAACTTGATGGAGATAAAAGCCTCGTTCTCATAGAAGGGTATCTCCAGGCGCCGGAACAGCTCCTTTTCAGGGTTCCAGCCTACAGCCTTGCGGACGCGCTTGGGATGATTGCCGCCCACTCCACAGATGAACAGGTCCCGGTAAGGTCTGAGCAGCCGTTCCGCCTCGTTGACCTGTTGTTCTACCGGTCCTTCCTGTTCGTATACATCGCCCTTGCTGCTGATGAGATCGCACTGGAGAAAATCGCCGGTTCCAGCGAAGATCACATTACCCTTATCCCTTCCCCACTGCAGGTACTTGAAAAGCAGGGACTTGTCGCAGCCTTTCCCCAGGTGAATGTCGCCGAGTCCTACCAGGTAAAGCAGTTTCTTGTCCCGGATGAACGGATGGGAGCGCTCGTCTATCCTGAGCAGTTCTCCGCCCCGTCCTCTGCATGGTTCATCGGGAAGGTTAATCATGGGTGTCAGGGTCGCCGCCGAGCTCCTTAACCTGTTTCCTTAAGTGGTCGTTCCTCGTTTTGAGCTCGACATTGTAGACCCGGAGCATGATATTGATTCGTTGGAGCTCCTGGGCTTTTCCCTCTATCTCCTGACGCTTCCCGTATTCCGCCATGAAGACTTGCCGCCAATAGCTGACCGCCTGTCGCAGCTCCATGATCTTCTGAACCATCGCCAGGTATTCGGCTATGGTAACGACGACGCCCTGCTGTACCTCCACCCCCTGTCCGTCCTGACTGACCGGGTCCTCTGGTAGTGCCTCCGTATCAGCCAGGGCGCAGAAAGGCAGAAACAACAGGATAGAAACAAGCAGCAGCGCGGTGAATTTCTTCATTTTCGCCGCCTCCCCTCGTCGTAAATAGAAAGGCGCCGAAGGGACAGATTCTTTATCCGCCGCCGCCGCGCCTTGTTCGACTTGCCCCTGGATACATACTCTTCATCCTCCTCGATCTGTTCGATCACGTCCTCTGGAAGATTCTTCACCCATGTCATGACCGCTCCCCTTCTTTGCGCGTAGTATCTCTGCGATGGAAGCCACCAAGGGACCTTCCCTCGTTTTTTTGAATTTCTTCATGATCTATCACTCCTGGAACCCGTAGACCAGGTCTTTGAAGAAGCCCGGACCCGCGGAGCTGTCAATAGCTACCTTCCCGCCCCCTTCTAAGGTGGGCTTCATGGCTCTCCAGGTGCTTTGCGGATAGTCCCAAAATGCGAGCTCCGTGGCGTAGATGTATGAAGCCGTGTACTGCCTGAGCTGGTCCGCGCCCTGTGCTACCGCGTAGATATATGAGCCGTTATCGAAATAGAGCCGGTCGTATCCGTTCTTTCCCTTTATGGCGCGCTCGATCCCCGCCCAGGGATAGCCCGCGGGAAGATTCCTGTACAGGAAGAGCAGCCGCTTTTCACCGAGCAGGAATTGGCTGTCTTCCGCCTTCTTCGACTGGATGAATATGGCGCTGTTCCCATGGAAGAGAGCCGCCCACAGATGAAGCGCCAAAAACGTCCAGGTACACATCATCCGCCGTGACTTCGGGACCAGCAGCACGTCATATCGGAGCCAGCGATCCGCAATAACCCTGATATGAGGCTTTTCAGGAAAGCGCTTTACCTTGCCCTGGTCCGCCTCGTCCATGGTCCAGCAGCAGTCAGTCAGGAACCGGTAGGGACTCCTGCTCCATATCTCGATTTTCATAGCCATCGGACCGATCTTCTGCAGGTCCTCCCTGCTCAAGTTCGAGATATTCACGGATAACCGCCTCCCTCGTATCAGGGTCGAAAAGGTCCGACAAGCTGACATTGTGCTGGTGGTGAATAGGATCGTGGACAGACCCGCCCGCCCCCTTCGGTAACAGGTCGGTGATCTTCGCCAGGACCTCAAGAGCAGACATTTTATTATGCAGCTTGACCCGCAGCCCATACTTGGTGTCAGAAATTTCCTGTATCGCCGCTGCTGCGTCGTCCGCGAGCTGGTCCGAGGGCTTGACCTGTACTCCTCCGATAATCCGGTATTCTGTCCCCTCTTCCTTGTCGTCTTCCCCGGTAATGTCTTCCGGGAAGGTGGAAGCGCCGTTTTCGTCCTGGTATTCCTCGCGCTTCTGCTCCCAGGAAGCTATATCCCGGATATTAGAGAAGCCGAGGCGCGCGATCTCCTGCAGCACTCTTTCCGCGCTCACTTCCTGACGGCGTAGAAGTTTCGTTTTTTCTTTTTCGTAATAGTCGCGAATATGAGGTTTCTCTACCAGGTTATAAGCGTAGCGAATCGAATAACCACTCTCCCGCGCAGCTTCCGAAATGTTGTCACACTTCAGCCAGGCGAGAACAAATTTCTGTTGTTTCGCGTTCATCTTATTCCGCATTTTGGACAGCTCTTTTCGCCATGATGATGAAAGACTGGATAGCTTCATGATCGTCCAGGTTGTAATAACTTCCCGCTGCATCCTCCATGATTTCATCGGGGAACCTGAAGGCGGCGCCCTGGAAACAAAGGGGATGTTCTATTCTGCTTTCTGCCATGTTCTCCGCCTCCAGTCCAAAAGATTAGGGACCGGTGGTCAGCCGGTCCCTGGGTTAGGGGTGAACCAGGCGTTACTTTTATGAGGAAAGCCCTTCACGGGCTTAGTTTTCATCCGGAAGGTCGCGACGCCTCCCGGACCCGACAAAGGCAAAGGACCCTTCAAGCTCGCGAAACCTGGCAGGTCCAGACGCAATTGTAATGATACGGTTATAGCACCAAAAGGGGTGATAGTTCTACTCTCATTTTTCGCCCCTCGTGTATTACCTATTCCTCCGGCGTATTTTTAATAGTTGACATTACGTTGCTGGCGTAGTAATATGGTTTTGCGGCGTACCTTGACAATTAAATAACCAAAGGGAGGGTTTATTATGGCAGTTCGTAACTGGTGGATCGAGGCGGATATTGACGGACGGCGGACAGAGCTTTCAGGCGGTCCCAGGGCGAAGACTGGCGGATTCACTCTGAGGATATATCAGCGGAACTGCGGGGCGATCATGACAGCAGCACGTATAGAAGGATTCGCGAAGGATAACGGCGATTTGATCCTTAGAATTCACGCCCCTGAAGCTGAAGACCATCCCACCAATGTCAGCGTAATGACTTCGAGGTGAAAAGATCATGGACGCAAAATTAATATTACTTGCGAAGGAAACGCAGCGCGGCGAAGGAATGGCACCGGGAAAGATCGTATTAGCTCACTTTGTCCATATCTACGGCGAAGACCACCCGGCAAACAAGGCGGAATTCGTTACATGGTTCCATAACGACCAGGTGGGCGGCTACTGTCACGGTCACTATTTCCCGGCAACCAGCGAAGGGCTCAGGAAAGCCCTGGCAGACTTCGAAGGGAGGAGCTGAAATGTTCGGTACAAGAATAGGCAGCTGGTCGGTTGGAGGGACTTACCCGCACGGGGAAACCGTCGAATCAAAATCAATCACCCTTCAGAACTACGCGACGAAGGATTATACAACTTCCGAGCTATGGGCGGATTATCGAGGGTTTTCGCGCGGCGAGTCAGGAACGGTTCTTGACGCAATACTGCTGAGGCTCGACACGAACGGGGGGAAATTTCACTTAGACCCGGCAAAATACGTGATCCTTCTCACTCGCAGATTTTATGATGAACCATACGGAATAGAGAACATCTACAAGGGGACGGACGAGGCAGAATATTTCATGGACCTGGAGAACAGCCCCTATAATTGGCAACCGCTCCAAGGCTGCGCGGATAAGACAGATATTGAGCTCTTCAGGTATGGGGAATACCAGGCAATACGGATGATGCTTGAGCAGGGATTCAGCGCCCTAAAATTACCTTTCGACGATCAACACATCTTCCTACCCTGGCAGCAGTAAAAACCGCGATACCTCCCCCGAGATATACGCGGGCAACAGGAAAGACCGGGATTTTCTCCCGGTCTTTTTTTATGCTCCTTAAACTGCATGATACCCTTTCCTGATAACTCCAGTTTGTAAAAAGTCCACCAGATCGAGAGGGTATTCATCCGGCGCGAGAAGGACCATCCTTTCGCTGACCGCCACCACGCGCCCGCAGGAGATCGCATAGAAATAATCCTGTTTTTCGTGGCGCCTGTTCTGACCCTTGACCAGGATATACCCCTTTAGATCAGGATTCCCCGCCGCGTATTCCCTTGCAGCCTTCCCCGCCGACCAGTTCCACCGCTTCCCCCCTTCGAGGGTCGCTATTAAATTTGCCTGGATTTTCCGCCGGTACAGCTCCGGGTCTGCCTCCAACCCCTTGACCCGGACGCGGCGCAGCCATTTTCGCATTTTCCCAGGAGCCCAGGGTATATTGTCGAATATCTGGGAAAAGGTCAAAGTTTCATATCTTCCCAGCCGGTCCAGGAAAAGCCACATCCCCTCCTTGACCTTTCTGCGACAGACCAGGGTCCGGATGTCACCGGTTCCCCCATCCCTGCCCCTACCATCACCCTCCAGAGCCAGTACGTCGCCAGGGCGTAAATTCCTTGCTATTTCCCGCGCCAGGCAGTACCGCTCGCGCGACTGTGAAATAGTCATAGCCGCGCAACGCTCCGGAGCCGTGGGTGTTACGTGTGTCCCCATTGCCAGTACCCCCTCACCAAGTCTTACACAACTTCTTGTTCCTGATCTGATCCCGGCGCGCCCGCAGCTTCTCCAGTTTCACTATGAGTGCCTGAGCCTGTAGCGCGGGTTCAGCTATCACGTTTATGATCTTATCCATTTCCCGCCAGTAGGTCGCCTGGGATATATCCAACATCCGGCATATATCCCGGACGTCCCTGCCCCTCCTGTATGCCAGGTCAACACAGTTACGCTGGCGCTGGTTCAAGTCCACCAGTCCGCGCTCTATGGTCCTGACGATAGCCTGGAGCAGCCTGTATTCCTTGTCGCCCTCCTTCGCCATGACCACGCGCTCCTGGGGTCCAGCTTGGGAAGTAATCAGGGATACCCGGACCTCTTGGGGTCCACCCATGTAATGAATCGTTTCGAGGTAATCCTCGCACAATGAAAGCTGCCGCCGATATTGCCAGTAATCGACCAAACACCTTTTTGCCGCCCTGACCGCTTCCCTGGATAACTGCATGTCAATACGCCTCCAATGGTTTCAGGTCCTCCAGTCCCCGGACGGTCAGGAACCGGACATGCTCCCCGCCATGCGCCTCTATCTGGCGCTTGAATTCCTTCTGATGCTCGTTCAGGGTCGCGCGCCCCGTCTTTATCTCCAGGAAGAAACAGCGGTCCATCTTCACTGCCACAAGGTCAGTTAATCCCTTATGGCAGCCGACGCCCTGGAGATTGTGGAACACTAACCATCCCTTCCAGCGCAGATAATCCCGCACCGTCGCCCTTAAATCACTGTGCTTCGCCGCCCGATCCGCGGGCTTGTGCCTCTTAACCTGTATCTTGGTCATGGGTCCCCTCCTTCCTCCTCGTGACGTTTCCGGTGTTCAATAGCCTGAATGATAGCCGCTTGAAGTGGCAGGGTCCCTCTGAGCCGGGTTAGCCCATTCGTTACGAGGTTCCTCTCCCGCGCCAGGGTTATGCCGCCTTTGCGCGCCAT